CTCTATTCTTGTACGCTATGTATCAAGAGTTATTCCAAACGAGGATATCGGGAATAGAAATCCTGCGAAAATCCCTTAAAATAGAGGGTTCGCTATACTCGTGTGGGATAAAGTATCGGTTACCTAAGACGCAATGGGATGATGGATGGGCTCCCATGGCTTCCGGTAGAGCTGATACAACGCTGACAAACACTCTTTTGCGGATCAGTGAGGGTTTGTGGTACCTGAGGCAATCCGGTGAACTGAGATACCCTAATTCAGTGATTGCTTCTGGAGACGATCTAAATATCAGGCACTTTCATGACATCAACTTCGCACCACTAGGACGTGAACTAGGGCGAGTTGAAAAGATAGAGTGCGAAGGCTTGGATGATACAATATTCTTGAGGAAAAGAATGTATCCAGTGAACAACAGACTAGTACCAGGAGTGATGATTGGGAGGGCATTGTTCAAGATGGGATGGGTCAAAGGTGACATCTCAGCCAAGAAGAGATCGGGCGTGTTGAGAGGCGACGCGCTAGGTAGGTTGGCCTGTGACAGGCATGTACCTTTGGTCAAAGAATTCTGTGAGCGTTTGATTTATTTAACGACAGGAGTCAAGGCCAGGAAAGCACAGAATGAGTACAATAAGTTGGATTATGAATCACATCATGAGTATGATGAATCTACAATCGACTTTGTCTGTCAAATCTACCAAATTTCGCCAAATGATCTGCGCGAAGCAATTGAAGAAATTAACAACTTGCAACTGGATGGTGAATTCAAACATTGGGTCTTCCAGAGAATGTTTGAAGTGGATGTTGGATCTGCCTGCGACTTTAAAAGGAATGGACTTCTCGTAACGAGCGAGATCCGGCCCCCAAGTCAAGAAGGCTTTTACAAACATCTCACAGGGGACTGGAGCTTGGGAGTCGGCAGTTTATTGGACGTCGAGCCCTTGATCAAGTACTGGCTATTAGTTGTTCTCGTCTGTCCAGTCACAGAAGAGATAAACAAGTATGTTACCCCATTCTTCTTGGCTACAATCTTGATAGCATTTCTGGAGTCCATGACTCTGAAAGGTGTGTTCATACCAGACTTTGTTTCGCGAATAGGTTTTCATGGGCTAGCTGAGTGGCTGGGCAAGACTTACGGGTTGCAATATGCAATTGGTTTCCACATGGCCCACAATTTCGCGGTCTACTGCGGCGCAACGTTATTTTTACCGCTGCACATAACGACTGCAATGAAAACTTAC